TGTACAAGGAACTGCGGAACCCGGAGCACTACACGGGTGGCAAGGTTCCGTGGACGTACCTGTCGATGCCCGCTGTTCTTGACTATGACGACGATCCGGCCAAGTGGCAGACACTGTGGCCGAAGTCTGAGCAGCGTCTTGATGACGCTGACGTTCCTGACTCCGACGGTAACTTTGACCGTTGGACTGGGCCGCGTCTTGACGTGGTCCGCAACGAGGTTGGTGCGAGCAAGTGGTCGCTCGTGTACCAGAACCTTGACATCCCCGAGGATGCGATCTTCAATCCGGTGTGCGTCAGAGGCGCAGTGAACGGTATGAGGAAGACCGGGCCATTGGTCGCATCCAGTCCGGGGCACCCGGAGAACTCGGAAGGGTTCTATCGGGTTATCGGTATCGACCCCGCCATGTCGGGGGACACCGCTGCGGTGGCGTATGCGGTGGATCGGAGATCCGGGCGGCGTTACGTCATGGACGTTCATGTCATGACTGCCCCGACCCCGGCAGCGATCCGCTCGCTGATCTACCAGTGGACCGACAAGTACCACCCGCACGTGATCATCGTGGAGTCGAACGCGTTCCAGTTGTTCCTGACGAAGGACGAGGAGATCCGTTCGTTCCTTGCGAATCGCGGTATCGCCTACCGTCCGCACCACACTGGCGCGAACAAGTCGGACCCGGACTTCGGTGTCGCCTCTCTGGCGCCACTGTTCGGTTCGTCTATCGCCAAGGATGGTGGCGGTACGGGCATGAAGCATGCCGGTGACAACCTGATCGAACTGCCGTCACACCAGTCTGAGGGTGTGAAGAAGTTGATTGAGCAGTTGATCACGTGGCAGCCCGGCATCAAGGGCTCGAAGTTGAAGATGGACGCCGTGATGGCGTTGTGGTTCTGCGAGATCGTCGCCCGTGAGGTGATGTTCGGCGGCAAGGACCAAGCGAACTTCATTGAGGACGAGTGGACGAGCGCGTGGGATGTGGAGTCCCGCTACGTGATCGACCTAGACCAACTGGCCGCACAGGTCATCTACTAGCAAGGAGGGCGCGTGGCTGACTACGCCGCCAAGTTCGACGCCCTGTGCAAGCGTCACTCTGAGCGTGACGACCGCATGCGTCAGGTTGCACTGGTGCGGGCCGGGCACGCCGATCAGGTGTTCCCCGGCCTGTTCCCGGATTCCGCATGGGCCAAGCCCATCGTGGCGAACCTGATCGACATTGCTGCCAAGGACATGGCTGAGCAGGTTGGCGTGCTGCCGACCATCACCGCGAACGGTGACTCAAGCCTTGAAGAGTCTTCTCGGACCAACGCCGACAAGCGGACCAAGATCGGTAACTACCTCGTTGCTGCCTCGCGGCTCGCGTCCGAGAACATCACCGCCGCCGACCGTTTCGTGACGTACGGTTTCGTGCCCTACCGGGTGGAGCCGAACTTCAAGGAGCGTCGGGCCCACATTCACGTGGACCCGGCTGTCGGTGCGTACTGGGACATGGATCGCTTCGGCACCATCAAGGTGTATGCGACCCGCTACCAGCGCAAGGCGGGGGACGTTGCCGCCCTGTTCCCGGAGTATGCCACGAGCATCATCGGGAACGGGGACGGTAACTCCATGGTCGACGTCGTACGGTGGTACGACGCGAAGGCGACAGTCATGTTCCTGCCCGGAAGGTCAGGTCTCGTGCTGGCGTCGGTGCCAAACAAGATCGGGCGAGTTCCTGTCGCCCTAGCGCTCCGTCCCTCTTTCGACGGTGAAGCGCGGGGACAGTTCGACGACGTGCTGCCTGTGTATGCAGCGAAGGCGCGTCTGGCGTACCTGACGATGAAGGCCGTGCAGAAGTCCGTTGAGGCTCCTCTTGCGCTCCCGTCGGACGTGAACCGCCTTCCGGTCGGCCCCGACGCCGTCATTCGTTCCAACACCCCGGAGAAGATCCGACGCGTCCCACTGGAAGTTCCCCAGTACGCGTTCGCTGAGAACAACATCCTGTCCGACGAACTGAAGTTCGGTGCCCGCTTCCCCGAGGCGCGCGCCGGAACCTTGGACTCATCCGTCGTCACCGGACAGGGCGTCAAGGCGCTCATGGCTGGCTTCGACGGCCAGATCAAGATCGCCCAGATGGTCCTCGGAGAGTCCCTCGCAGACGCCGTCTCCATCGCCATGGAGATCGAAGAGGCCTACTTCGGTGAGCGGGAGAAGGACGTCACCGGCACCGTCAACGGCATGCCGTTCCGGCTCAAGTACAAGCCGTCCCGCGACATCAAGGGCAACTACGGCGTCACCGCCGAATACGGCCTCATGGCCGGACTTGACCCCAACCGTGCACTCGTGTGGGCGCTACAGGCACGCGGCGACAAACTGCTGTCCCGCTCCTTCGTGCGCCGCAACCTCCCCGTCTCGCTCAACGCCAGCGAAGAGGAGCGCATGATCGACATGGAGGAGATGCGCGACAGCCTCAAGGCTGGCGTAGCGTCCCTCGCAGCCGCCATCCCCCAGTTGGCAGGCACCGGACAGGATCCGATGCCGATCATCTCCAAGTTGGCAACCGTCATCGCGGAGCGCAAGAACGGCAAGCCCATCGAAGACGCTGTCGCCAAGGCATTCGCACCCCCGAAGCCCCCGCCACAGCCCGCCACCGACCCCAACATCCCCACAGGGATGGAGCCGGGTGCTGCCGCTGGACCGCAGCAGCCCGAGATTCCGGGTGGCCCGGTCCAGAACGAGGCTCTTCCCCAGCAGCCCCCGGCTATGCAGCAACTGCTGGCTGGTCTGACCGGGAAGGGCACCCCAGTCTTGGCAGGCCGTGTGGTTCGCCAAGTCCCCGCATAACAAGGAGATCAACATGCCACTTGGCAAGCAGGGGCGCCACGCACCGGCCCCGAAGAAGGACAACCACATCGGCAAGAAGCCGGGTGGTGGCGTCATCAAGGGCGGCGGTACGCACGACGGCAAGACGCCGTCTCCGAAGCCCGGCAACTCCGTGAAGTTCAAGACCAGCCGCTAAGGATTCTCAATGCGCTACCCGACCGGGGGGACTTCTCGTCCCAAGTCTCGTTACACGACTTCTGGTAAGCCGTCTGCGGCTTCGTCGTCGCGGCCGAAGGGGAATGTCTCCCCGGTCACGGGTAAGCCGTACGCGCAGGCCGCGAAGCGGCCTACGGCGATGGATCGTATTGCGCGGGAGAAGGCTGCACGGACGTGGAAGGGTGCGGCGCATCTGGCTGATTCTGCGGTGACTGCCGTTGATGCGGTGGTTCCGGTGCGTGCGGGTGCGAATGCGGCTCAGGGTAAGGCGACTGTGGCTGATGTTCTGGCGCTTGCGTCGATGGTTCCTGTGCTGAAGCCGCTGAAGGCGGCGTCAGCGGGGGTGAAGGCTGCGTCTGCTGCGGGTAAGACTGCGAAGGCTGCGAAGGTTGCGAAGCCGAAGACTGGCACGACGGTTGCTGACGCGGTCGGCCCGGCTAAGGCTGCTGCTGTGCGTGAGGCTGTGGGTGCGCCCAAGCCGACGCCTGCGCGTACGCCGCGTGTGCCGAAGACGAAGCCGGTTGAGCCGAAGACGAAGGCCGCGAAGGAGCGGTACTGGAATCAGACGGTTCCCGCGTGGAACAAGGCGAACCCGGGCGACCCGATCAAGGTTCCGACGTCTGGCCCGACGGTGGGTAAGGCGGCTACGGATACGCGCCGTCAGGTGGCGAAGTCTGAGGGTGACAAGTCTGCTGCCGAGGCTGCGACGGTGAAGGCTGGCCGTCGTGAGTCGGCCAAGAACACGTCGAAGGCGCGTGGTGCGCGGACGCGTGCAGCGAAGGCTGCTGATCCGAACACGCCGAAGCCTGCACGGACGCGCTCGAAGTCGACTCCGCTGCCTACGTCTGCGAAGCCTCCGGTGAAGGCTGTGCAGGACGCTGACGTGCGTGGCATGGCTGACCGTCGGACGAAGGCGCTGCGCGAGGATGGTCCGTCGCGCAAGGATCTTGGCGTCAAGGGTCGTGACAAGGCTGCGTCGAAGGCGACCGATGAGCGTGTGGCGAACTTCGAGCAGCGTATGGCTGCGGTGCGTCAGGCTCGCAACGACGGTTCGCTGCCGTCGTATGAGACTCAGGAACTGACAGGTGCGGGGACGGTGCCTACGGCCCGTCCGGTGCGTCCTTCCGTGAAGACGGAGAAGCAGGTTACGCGCGAGGGCGTGGACACCGAGCGGAAGACGCGCGGTGGCATGACTCGCATTGATCAGGGTGAGCGCGCTGCGAGCGTTGAGGCTGGCGGCAAGCAGGGCCGCATGCCCGCGTCGTCTACTCCGGTGACGAAGAGCCGGGTGAATGCGCTGAAGAAGCAGCATGACCCGAAGGGTCCGAACCCGCTGACTGCGTCGGATGACGAGTTCAAGGCGCTGGTGCAGAAGTACCCGGCTGCGGATCGTGAGTATCTGGTTCAGGCTCGTAACGAGTACAAGGCGAACGATCGTACGGCTGCGAATGTTGAGCGGCTGATGCAGCCCGAGGGTCGCAATCCGGGGACGGGTGCGCGTACTCCTACCGGCTCGAAGGGACCGGATCAGGTTCCGATGAACGCGACTGCTGACCGGAACCTGCGGGACAAGAACCCGCGCAAGGGTCTGGGTAAGGGCTCGCAGTCGAAGGACAAGCCGGGTCCGAATGCTCGTGACGCGAAGTCGGAGTCGAAGCGTTCGCCCGAGGTGAAGCGTCCGAAGCCGAAGGGCATGGTCGCGTCTGGTCGCGCTGCACGCGAGGCGAAGGGCAACCTGCCTCGCGGTATCGACATCATGCGTGGTCGCCGCGGTCCTGCCGCGTCTGACGGTTCTACGATGTGGACGTCGAAGGGCACGCCGAAGGGTAGTGGCGACAACCGCTACCCGCTTCCGGGCGACAAGAACATCGGCGTCAAGGAGCCCCGCGTCGGTGACGCGGCTGGCTATGTCGGTGACAAGCCCACTCGTGCTGGCGTGAAGGTGACCGACTCCAGCAAGGCCAGCCCGGTGCAGAAACCTCCGGGTGCCGCTGACAAGCCTAAGAGCGCTCCCAAGAAGCCCGCCGCGTCGAAGGACAAGCCTGCGAAGGACGCTGGCCCGAAGCCGAAGCGGCCTCGTGCTGCGACGGGTACGCCTGCGTGGACGAAGTGGGATCCCGAGGACATCACGCTGGTTCCGAACGCGCGTGACCGTCAGATGCAGGCGCGTCTGGACAAGGTGCTGGGTGACAAGAAGCCGCAGGCTCCTGAGAAGCCCGCGTCGAAGCCTCGTACCTCCAAGCCGAAGGCCGCTGCCGAGACTAAGCCTGCTGCGGAGCCGAAGAAGCCGCGCACCTCGAAGCCTGCGGCTAGCACTAAGCCCAAGGCTGATCCTAAGCCTGCGGCAACCTCGAAGCCCAAGGGCAAGCCCAAGGCGAAGCCGAAGGCCAGCGACAATGTCATCCCGCTCCGTGGCCCTCGCGGTCGGACTACCGGCACTGCGCCGGTCAGCAACCCGACGCTCAGGAACCCGCGCATTGAGCGCGCCGAGATGGCACGCGATCTGCTCAAGGGCAAGGGTGCCCGGCGTCTCGGCTCGAAGGCCGCTGCGGCAGCCATCGTCACAGCGGGTGGCTTGACCGCCTACGGCGCTG